TGCATAATCAAATGCGGATACAGGGAAGCAAGGTCAAATGACATTACCCAAGAATGTCTTCCTGTTTGGGTTTCTTTAACATATCCACCAACAAAATCCCGGAACTCAGATTCCTTATTAGATCCAACAACAATGTTTTTCTTTATAAGATGATTATAGCATATTACGTCCCAAACCTTTAATGTCCCAAGAACATCTACATAATTAGATTTAGCTTTATATGTCATCATGTAAACCAAATCCAGGAGTTTGAGTTTATCATCAAGTCTTCGGACTAATTCTGTATCCTTAATATTATAATCTATGAAGAGTTCATAATTTTTCTCATATAGATTAAAAAGGTTTTCATATTCAGAATAATCGAGTTTCTTTTCCCCGAGTTCTTCGAACGATATGTTATTAAGGGAATATGATTCTCTATTTACAAATGTAAATTTTTTATATAGGGAGACATAATCCAGATTAGATATACCAAGTATATCATAGGTTTGTTGTTCTCTACCAAAAGAGGTATTAACTCTTTTTTCTCTTATAACTCCCCAAGGGCTTAATTTTTGAGCAAAACTGAAAGAGATAATTTTTGATATCCTATTAACAATATACGGAACATCAAAGAATTCAATATTCCATCCAGTTATAACATCAGGTTTAATAAATTCCCAAAGGTTTACAAACTTTGTTAAGAGATCCTTTTCATCTTCGCATTTAATATATTTAGAATTATCTTTTTTTGAGGTATAATCCCCTGTACCAAATGTAAAATAATCTCCATTATATTCGATGGTAATGGCATTGATTTCGCCATTAGCCTTTTCTGGATATGGAAATCCACCCTCTGGTGGTTGCATGGTTTCGATATCGAAATTAAGTACACGGATATCTTCGGCATTAAATTCGATATCATCTACCCAATTCTCAGCTATATATTTGTACTGATTTGGGAAATCCCCATATACGGGGAATACGTCTTTGAATTGATTAAAATACTCACGGGATTTCTTAATGGTTTTAAATTCTTTTTTTATTAAAGATTTTTCCCCACTTAGATCTTTATATGATCCTTCTCCCTCAATCCAAAGAGATGGCTTGTATCTTATTTTTCGGAAATATTGTTTACCAGAATCATACCCTCTGGTATAAATCATCCCATTTTGCTGAATAGTATTCGTATAAAAACAATTCATGAAGAACCCTCAATTTGTAGATCATAGTAATATTATATATTAAATTCTGGGAATTGTAAACTTTATGACAGAATTTGTGATTTTGGAGCGTATATTTTAGAATACATATTCGAATAAGAAGAAAGGATATCTTCTGTTGGTTTGGCAGAAGTTACAACAAAATCTTCGGGAATTGTGAATTCTATATTTGTTGAATACGGCATCCACGGAGATAATGCCATTTGCATTGCACCATCATCATTTCTACCAACCGGCATAACTACTGCAGGATTTTCCACCACATACTTACCATCGATTTCAGTAATAACATCACATAAAATATCTTCACCACTTCTCAATCTTAAAATCTCAACGCTCATTTAATTCCTCCTATATTATATTTCGCTATTAATTCCCAGTTATCTTTATCTTTGTGAGAAATAACCTTAATTTGGTTCATTGGTGCTAGGTTTCCTAGCTCATGTTTAACTTTCAGGAGACCCCAATCTGATAATAATTTAGCGATAGCATTTCTTCTTTCGAGATCGTTATCGGATATATCGGTAGGTTTACCATCAAGTTTAAATAATTCCTTAAAATGAACAAGGTAATATTTATTTTGTTTATGAAGGATATGGCAAGACTGATAAAGTTTATTATCTTTTCGAGATGCCACACCAATCCTTGTCAATGTCTCTTTAATTTTCAGAAAATCATCAGCTTGACTGAAAGAGATTTCTAATAATGAATCTATGTCACTCATAATATTTAGTCCGTTATAAAATATTGATATTTATAAAATCAAGTTCCACCCTTGTATAAGGATTTTTTGATTTCAGTGAGATGATCAACAGATAACAAATCAAGTACAGCCTTAGCCTTTTTATCAGAATAATTATAATATTCCTTTATTGCAGAAATATTATCATCCCGTGAAGATTTTAACCATGGTGCATATCGTTTCTTCTTTTTGATCGCCTTCAAGTAATATTTATATTGAATATCTGTATCGAGAAAATGGAATCTATTTAATTCATTGGCGAAGAATAATGTATCAATGTATGCAGACATAGCCTTATTAATAATAAAAGGACTATAGTTATCTATATTCTCAATTAAATCATTCTTCCCGAAATTAATAGAATTGAGCCAATCTGATAACTTTAATTTCATTTGAATTCACATCGAAGCATAATTTCTACGAGAGCTGCAAGAATATTAATCTCAGGATCAGCAACAAATGCAGACTTATACTGATATTCAGCTATGATAACAACTGCTTCTGGAATAGATCCGGGTTTTAAATAATCATAGAGAGAGTCATAAATCGATCTGTATATAGAATCAGATTCATTATCAATATTATCTACAACCCATTTTCTAACATTGGTAAATTCTTTCTTCGAAAGAAACCCAATGAGTTCGTTAATTTGAATTGAATTCATTGACAAAATACCAGAGTTTATTTCGCCAGCACTTGAATACCTTTGAAGTTCATTGATAAGTCTTCTGAAATCTGGAAAGAATTTCATAATGAGTTGAACCAGAACTTCTTTATCATACTTAACCGATTCGGAAGTTAATATATGCTCAATGCGATCAAGGAGTTTAAGAGCTAAGGACGGTTTATTCGATGGTGTTATAGAAAAATCGATAACAGAGCATCTAGAATGTATGGCTTCAATGAGTTTATTTTTATAATTACACGTTAATATAAATCTACAGTTCCTAGAAAACTCTTCAATGAATCCACGTAATGCTGGTTGGGTAGATTGGGGATTTAAGTAATCTGCTTCATCAAGTATGACTACTTTAAATCCACCCTGTAATGATATTGTACTTGCGAATTGTTTAATTCTACCACGAAGAGTATCAATGTTACCATCTTCCGACCCATTAATTATTATATAATCTAAACTTAATTCATTACATAATGCTCTGGCCACTGTAGTCTTACCTACACCAGCAGAACCAGTAAACATCATGTTGGGTAATTCTCCACCATCAACAATACTTTGGAAAGTATCTTTTAATGATTTAGAGAGAACACACTCAGCAATAGTTTGTGGTCTATATTTTTCTACAAATAAAAACTCTTTCAAATGAACCTCATAATATAATTAAATTGTAGAGCTTATTAAGCTTCTGTTTTCTGTTTCTGCTTCAGTTTCAGCTGGAGCTTGAGCTTCAGCAGC